ATACACCAACAGTAACAAAAACACAAACACCAACAGTAACAAAAACACCAACTAATACTGCGACTCCAACTAGTACTCCAAGTAATACACCAACTATATCAGTAACTCCAAGTAATACACCTAATGTTTGTAAAACATATGAGTTAGATGGTGGAACAACTGGTACAGCATTTGTAGGTAGAGATTGTGACGGATTTACTTTTCAATTTACATTACAACCATATCAAACACTTATAAAATGTGCAACAGGAGTTATAATAATTCAAGGTAATGGTACCTTTGTTTCACTAGGTTCATGCCCATTACCAACACCTACACCTACTGTAACTCCAACAAACACGGCAAGTAATACGCCAACACCATCAGTAACTACAACCAAAACACCGACTCAAACTCAAACACCAACACAAACAAATACTCAAACTCAAACACCAACACAAACAAATACTCAGACGCCTACTAATACACAAACAAATACTCAGACGCCTACTAATACACAAACAAATACTCAGACACCTACTCAGACACCTACTCAAACTAAAACACCAACAAATACACCAACACCGACTAAAACACCAACAAATACACCAACAGTAACTAAAACACCAACCAATACACCAACTAATACTGTAACACCAAGTGTAACACCAACAAATACTCCAACCGTAACAAAAACACCAACACAAACAAAAACACCAACACAAACAGGCACACCAGGAGCAACACCAACACCAACTAATACACCAGGATTTACAGGATTCTCGGCTGACCAACAATACGCATATACTATTGAAATATTAGGTAACTTTAGTGGTGGCTCAATTAGCGAGGGTGGACCCGCAGATGGAGTCGCCCCTCACCCAGTATACATAAATAACGAAGGAAAGGCTGTCGAACAATTAAATTCTATTCGCATTGGAGGATTCGGTGGATTAAATAACTAAAAATAAATAAAAACAAACATGTCAAACTTAAAACCAATTGGAAGTGAAAAACTTACTGGCCAAAACAAAATAAATAGAATTATGGAAATTGCTCGTTTTAACGAATCGACCCCTAAGACTATAAATGAAAATGAGACATCAGAGTATTCAATTTCTCTTGCAGATGGAAATAATTATCAAATTGTTAGAGAAAGACAAGGATATATAATTAAAAAAACCATTTCAGAATCTGAAACGGATTATATTGAACCTATGAGAAATAGAAAATACTATTCTTCATATTCTCAAGCGTTTAAAAGATTAAATCTTGTTGCGGGTGAGTTAAATAGACTTAATGAAAATGAGGAAGGTGTATCATTATACGGTGAACAAAAAAGATTCACTTTAAAAACTCCAAAACCAGCGGCACCTGAAATGCCTGCAGGACCACCAGCAGAATTACCTGCGGCTCCTCCAGCAGTTCCAAGTCCTGAATTACCACCATCACCAATGGAGGATATGGGTGGAGAAGAAATGCCTACGGATGATATGGGTGGAGAAGAAATGCCTATGGATGATATGGGTGGAGAAGAAATGCCTATGGATGATATGGAAGGTGATGAAATGCCTACGGATGACATGGAAGGTGAAGACCAAGTAACATTTAAAACAATTCAAAAATTAACTGGGAAATTAACTCAAAAAATTAGAGTTTTAGATAATAGCGAAGGAATGACTTCTGAAGATATTAAATATGTTATTAATATGGTTTTATCATCTATTAATTTAGGAGAGTTATCTGAAGAAGATAAGGAAGATATTATTAGTAAATTTGAAGAATACGAAGATGAGGATTATGGTCAAGAAGACGATATGGATGGAGAAGACTTAACTGATGATAGTGAAGTTGAAGACATCCAAGCTGATATGGATGTTCCTGTTGATGCAGAAATGGGAGAAGGTATGTATGGTTCGTTCGGTGATAGAGAAATGGAAGAAGAGGAAGAAGATGGTGGTTACGGAGGTCATGGAAAAATTTTTGATAGTATTTTTGGAGAGTCTAAAGTAGATAAAGTTATTTCAAAATATTTTGAAGTTTCTAAATCAGAAATTAGAGAACACACAGAAAAACAAGTTCAAAAAACTTTATATAAAAAATCTATTGTTAAAAAGATTATGGAATCAGTTAAACAAATGACTGAAACTATAGAACAAGAATTGGAGGCAGAAAAATTTGTAACTAAAAATTTGAATTCTAAATTTGTTGGTATTACAAATAAGAAAAATTTGGTGTTTGAGACTAATGGTAGACAATTTAAAATTACGCCAAACGGAAGAGTATTATGAGTTATTTAACTTATGTTAATGGATTAGGTCCAAACTATAAGGGAGATAATTTATATGAGTTTATTTTTTCAGATGAATTGGATGTTTGGGGAGAATCTTGGGAAAATAAACCTTCTAATGGATACCCAACACCACCTGAATTAAAATATATTAAGAAAGTAGGAGTTTTAAGAAATACTGATTTGAAATTAGAATTGATTCAGAACTCTGATTTTTTTTGTATGACAGATGCAATGGATGATATTGTTGCATTATCATGGGAAGATGAAGAATTAGAATCACAAAAAAGATTAGTATTTCGATTCGGAACTCCTGAAAAAGAAATAAAGGACAAACTCTATGAAAGAGATTTGGTTTTAGAATTTGAACAAAAAGTAGTCTATGAAAACTAATATAAAAGCACTAAACTTGGTTGAAAAAGGTTTATCACCCAAAACAGTTAGTAAATTAACTGAATCACAAATTAATGTCTTACATTCAAAATTATTGGGTGAACAAGTGGCAAATCCTAATATTGCCCAAAAAATTAAAGACCTTGATATCTTAAATCAAAAAGTAGGTGAAGTGGGTGCAAAAATGAAAGGTATCGGATTGGAAGAGGAAGATGACTTTGATTTAGATGCCGACCAAGCATATACAGGACAACAAGGTTCTCATGATGAATATCAAGCGTCTGACGATGGTATGGACGATGACACATCACCTGAAAACCACAATAGTAAAATGATTGGTATGTCGGAAGAAAAAACAGATAAACCAAACGCTTGGGCTATTTGTCATGCACAAGTTGGACCAAAACGAACCCGAAAATTTGAAAGATGTGTAATGTCTGTAAAAAAACAGTTAAAAGAAGGAAAAAATCCTGTATCTTTGTTTTTAGAATCTCAAATACAAAAAATAGTGGAAAAACACATGCCTCCAAAAATAACTAAAGGTGATTTAATGAAGTATATTTCTGAACAAGAAACTTCCCCATCACCAACAACAAAACCAACGACAAAACCCGGAACAACTCCTGGCACAAAACCTGGCAAAAGACAGAACCCTTTTAAAAATCCAAATCCTGGAGAAAATCCGGCACCAAAGGCAAAGAAAGTTTCTCCTGAAGACGCCAAAGAAAAGGTAATTGATGTAATAATGCAACTATTAGAAAAATAATTTATGAGACGAAAATTAAAAGAACAGATTAATTACGGGAACACACCTGAAAGGATGGACCCAAATTTAGAAAGAAAATTGGCGAGTCCTGATAGTCTTTACGCGACAAATCCTGCAATGAAAAAAGGTGCTGCCGATGTTCAAAGATTAGTTAGTGATAGGTTTCAAAAAGTCACAGATAAGTTAAGACAGGTTACTGGTATCCAAGATTTAAGTTCTAAACAAGTTCAAAAAATGCTTTACAAAGACATGATGAGAAAACTTCCTGATATCATGAGGATTGAGGCTGCTCATAAAGACGAATTAATTGAATTAGCGATACAATCGTCATTAGATGAAGGTGAAGTTCCTGAAGGAAGATATCAAATTGAGGCTAATTTAGGAATGCCAGATACTGGTAATTTTAGAATGGAACCTGAAGATGAAGAAGATGAAGAAGATGAAGAAGATGAAGAAGAAGATAAAGAAGAAAAATTAAAATTTTCATCTTTTGACCTTGACGAATTAACTGATGAGGAAATTTTAGAATTAGAAAAGCACAAAAGAAATATTATTAACGCTCTTATTCAAGGAGCAGCAAAAAAAGGACATTACCTTTTTCAAAAACCTGAAGTTAAATCAAGATTAGATGCTATTGACCCATCTTTATATAGAGATTATTTAGGTATAATGGCAATCACCGATTTTTTGTATTTTAATTTTGAAGATGCGATTGAACATATGGCTCAAACAGCTCAAGGTATTGCAGGTAAAGTTGAATTAGATGACGCCGATGAAGAAGAAGGTGAAGAAGGTGAAGAAGGTGAAGAACAACCTGACACTAAAATTATTGCAACTGGAATATTTTTTCCAATTCTTTGTCATGAAATTATTAAAGGATTAGAAGAGGCTAAAGGTAGAGCTGGTTTACCATCAGACTCTAATCTTAGGGCAAAAGTGTTAGGTCAAACTGATGTATTATCAAACGAGCCAATGCAATTACGTATTGGACCTGAAATTGTTGAAAAATTACGGTTTGCATTACCTGATGATGTTTTTAATCCTGAATATAAAGGATTAATAAATTTTTTCCACGTATTATTATATCAAATAGAGGCAAAAGAATTTTTAGAAGTTATTGGAAATGCAATTTCTGAGGATTCTTCTAAGATTAGTAAAGCCAAAAAACGATTTGAAGAAATTGTCGAAGAAGCAAAACAAATGCAAGAGGAATTTGAAGATTATAAAGAAGATGAAGATATTGACCCTGACAGTAATGATGATGATGATTTAGATGATTTCTTAAATAGTTTAGGAATAACAAGACCTAAATAACAATGTGTGAACAAAGAACAATTAATTATCGAGTTAACAAAGTGTATAAGGAGTACTCCCTACGCACTTAGAACTTATTTACAAACATACGATAATACCGTATCAAAGTATGTTCCATTAGATTTATTTCCCGACCAAGTTAGTTTAATAGATGATTACGACAAATACAATGAAAACATTGCATTAAAGTATCGTCAGGCGGGTGTAACAACCGTAACCGCCGCTTGGATATCAAAAAAATTGGCATTTGCCCAAAAAAACAAACCTGAAAAAATTCTTATTATTGCCAACAAGTTAGATACATCAATGGAGATGGCTAACAAAGTTAGAGGTTTTACTGAACAATGGCCAGATTGGGTCGGTATTTCATTCTCAAAAGAAAAAAACTCACAAAGACATTTTAAACTTAATAATAATTGTGAAGTTAAAGCCGTTGCAACATCAAAAGATGCCTTGAGGGGTTATACACCCACAATTCTTGTCTTTGATGAGGCGGCGTTTATCGAAGCAGACTCAGATTTCTGGTCAGCTTGTATGGCGTCCCTATCTACAGGTGGTAAAGTTATCGTTGTATCCACACCAAACGGATATGACCAAATTTACTATGAAATCTATGACCAGTCATTAAGGAATATGAATGATTTCAAAATATCTGAGATGTTTTGGTATCGTGACCCAAGATATACAAAAGATTTGTATATGGTTAAAACTCCTGACTTAGTACATTTTCTATTAAATAGAGAAGAATATTCTGAAAAAGATATTATTAAATTATCAATGGAAAATCCATATGAGAGAGACCACTCTGTTGTAACCGATTATATTAAACAAGGATACAAACCATGTTCCGCATGGTTTGAAGGTATGGTTAAGAAATTGAAGTTTGATAGAAGAAAAGTTGCTCAGGAATTAGAATGTGACTTTTTAGGTTCGGGTGATAATGTATTCGAATCTGAATTGATGCAAGAAATATCCAAGAATACTTTACGTGAACCACAAGCCAAACTAATGGGTGGGTCCCTATGGATATTTAAAGAACCTGTAAACGGACACAAGTATGTGATGGGTGTCGATGTATCAAGAGGTGACTCTGAGGACTTCTCATGTATCCAAATCATCGATTTTGACGAAAGGGAACAGGTGTTAGAATATGTTGCCAAAGTTCCACCAGATGTTGTGGCAGAAATTGCATATAAATGGGGGACAATGTATAATGCTTACTGTGTTATTGATATTACAGGTGGTATGGGTATTTCCACGTCAAGAAAATTACAAGAATTAAGTTATCAGGGGGGGTTATATGTCGACAATGTTGATACCACAAATAAATGGAAATGGGACCCAAAGATTAATGAAAGAATTCCAGGAATTAACTTTAACTCAAAAAGGGTTCAAATTATATCAGCATTTGAAGAAGGAGTAAGACACGGGTTTAAAGTATATTCAAATCGTTTATACAATGAAATGAATACGTTTATTTATATTAATGGAAGACCTGACCACCAAAAAGGACATCATGATGACTGTATTATGGGAGTATCTATGGCACTATATGTTGCAGAAAAATCATTTCAATCATTAGAAAAAGTTACAAACCATACCAAAGCAATGATTAACTCGTGGGCAACAAATGTAACCGAAAACAAAAATTCGTCAGAATTCTTTAATCCTATGATTCCTCAAATGGGTAGAGATAGTGGTTTAAATAATGTTGGACAAGCAACAAAGGCGGATTATCAAAAATACGGATGGTTATTTGGTTCCTAATAAGTATTTATTTTATCAAACTAATTAGTAAATTATAATATGAGTCAAGAAAATCTAACGGTCTGGCAGAGACTATCAAAAACATTCGGTCCAAATTCATTATTGAATCAAGATTATCCAACCTTTAAGTTTGATAAAAAAGAACTTTTACGTACACCAAATCGAGATGATTACGAGAAAGAAAAACTTCAAGCTCAACAAACATTTTATTTAACAAATCAATGGGCAAAAGTTGAAAACAATTTATATACTCAAGCAGTTTATTATGAACCATCAAGATTATCCGCCCAATATGATTACGAAAGTATGGAATATACACCTGAAATTTCGGCAGCATTAGACATATATTCTGAAGAATCTACAACAACAAATGAAGATGGTTTTATTTTACAAATTTATTCTGAATCAAAAAGAATTAAAACTGTCTTAGCCGATTTATTTAATAATAGCTTAGATATTAACACTAACTTATCAATGTGGACAAGAAATACTTGTAAATACGGCGATAATTTCGTTTATTTAAAGTTAGACCCTGAAAAGGGAATTGTTGGTTGTCAACAATTACCGACAATTGAAATTGAACGTAGAGAATCTGGTGTGGCCGGTAATATTACTATAGATATTACTAAAGATACTGATAAAAAACCACTTCATTTTACTTGGAAAAATAAAAACATGGAATTCCAATCATGGGAGATAGCCCACTTTAGATTATTGGGAGACGACCGAAAACTTCCTTATGGTACATCTATGTTAGAAAAAGCAAGACGTATTTGGAAACAATTATTATTATCAGAAGATGCGATGTTAATCTATCGTACATCAAGAGCCCCTGAAAGAAGAATGTTCAAAGTATTTGTGGGTAATATGAATGACGATGACGTTGAGGCATACGTAAACCGTGTTGCCAACAAGTTTAAAAGAGAACAAATTGTGGATTCTAAAACAGGAAACGTGGATATGAGGTTTAACCAAATGGCGGTTGACCAAGATTATTTTATTCCTGTCCGTGACCCTTCAGCGCCAGACCCAATTACGACTTTACCTGGTGCAACAAATCTATCAGAAATTGCGGACATTGAATATATTCAAAAGAAATTATTAACGGCTCTTCGTGTTCCTAAAGCATTTTTAGGGTTTGAAGAAGTAGTTGGTGATGGAAAAAATTTGGCGTTACAAGATATTAGATTTGCTCGTACAATAAACAGAATTCAAAAAAGTATGATTTCCGAGTTAAATAAAATTGCAATTGTACATTTATTTTTATTAGGATTTGAAGATGAGTTACAAAATTTTACATTAGGATTAACTAATCCGTCAACTCAAGCAGATTTATTAAAAATTGATGTTTGGAAAGAAAAAGTGTTATTATATAAAGATTTGGTTTCTGACCCAGGAAACGGTATTCAAGCTACCTCATCTACATGGGCTAAAGAACATATTTTTGGATGGTCTGATGAAGAAATTAAATTGGATTTACAACAACAAAGACTTGAAAGAGCGGTTGGAGAAGAACTTAAAGCAACTCCTACGGTTATTAGTAAAACCGGAATTTTTGATAATATTGATAAATTATATGGGGAATCCTCAGGTAGTACAGGAAATGCATCAACTACAGGAGCTGAAGGAACACCATCAGAAGGTGGTTTTGAGTCTGCTCCACCAGCAGGTGATGTTGAACCCCCTTCAGCCGAACCTCCCGCAGCTGAAATAACACCTGAATCTAAAAAAGCTAACATGAATATTTTATTGGAACAAAATTTTGATAAACATTCAAGATTTTTAAATTTAAGTCAAGGACAAGATTCTTTAGGAGAAATATCAAAAGAATTGGATAAGTTGTTAAACTCGTAATATTTATATTCAAAACAAACAAAATGACTTTTGGAGAAATTAAATCTATTATTGAAAATAATTTATTAAAATCCTATAATAATAAACAGGAATTTAAGAAATCATTAAAAGAGTTCAAACAAGATGTGTTGAACAATAAAAACATGTCACGTCTATATTCATTATATGACCAATTAACAACACCTCAAGGATTAACAGAAACAGAGGCAAAAGATTTTTTGGAAGAGGGTATTAATTTAATACAAAAATTGACTCCAACAATTAAAACAACAAGAATATCATCTAAAAATGTGTCAAACCAATATATTAATATTGATTCTTTGGTTTATGTAAATAAATTGGATTTAATGGAGAGAGTTCAATCAAAGAAAAATTTAATTAAAATATTAGTTTCAAGTAAACCTGAACCTATAAAAGAGTCGATTAATCTTCCATTAAAATCTATGATTAACATCGCCAACCAAACAATGAATGGTTATATTGAAAATCTTGATGAATCCGCAAAAAAAGAATTTATTCAATTAATGTCTGAAGACACTACATTACTTAAAAGAAAATTTAAAACCTTACAAAAAAATACAATTGTTAAATTAACAAATCTTTTAGAAAATGAAAAAGAGTCTGAAATTAAAACAAAATTGTCTGAAACAATCGATAAATTAAAAGTAGAAAAATTTGACCAACTTAATTTTTTTAAATTAAAAAACTTAGACGAATCAATCTAATTTAGATTTTATTTTTTGAATATAACAAGATTTTAATTTTTGTTGTCTTAACCTTATTGATTTTTTAACAAATTCTTTTTTACCAAACAATATTTGATTTTGTTTAGTTTTAATCACCTTTGACTTTAACATCTTTAGGGATTTTTCTATCCCATTTTTTTTTACATCTATTTTTATCATATAATACAAATATATCAATTTTTTTAAAGTTTTTGACAATTGGGGTTATTTTTCCTATATTTTGTTAAACAAATAAACATTGACAATATGAAACTTAATGAAAAAAGGAAAAAGTGTAAAGATAAATTTATATACACCAATTAAAACTGTATATGGAACGGTAGATTCAAAAAATTTAAAATCATTATATATAAACATGCAATCATGGGTTACTCCCAAATTTGAGCACAACAATTGGAATAGAGTTGTTTGTAATCTAAGTCGAGATATTAAACATTCGGTATTTAATTCCATAAATCATAAACTTTTTAAAGAACAAAGTATTGTTGATTTAGACTTAAGAACAAGTGGTATTTTACACGGTAAAAAATCTTTTTTAAATTTAGAAGTTAATTTATATACCAATAATGAAATGGATTTTAAATGTTCTGAAATTAAAGAATCGGTTAAAACAATTATTAAAAATATTGTTAAAGAAAATGTAATTCAAAATAAATATTTTGAATTTTCACCATCAAAAAACGAATAACATTAAAAAGATACTTGTATGATATATTTATCATAAAAAGAATTAATGAAACAATTAAGAATTTTAGAAGCAAGTGAAGTAGGCCATGGAATATTGGTTGAAACAGACGCGGGTTGGATATCACCAAAAGATATTAGAAATGCCAAAATCTTAAAAGAAGCATCTGAAATGGATTATAGAAATCCATTTGAATTTTATGCGGTATTACAGAAGTATGATACTCCAAATAGAAACGGAAGATTTTATCCTGAAAAAATATTAAAAAGAGAAGCTGAAAATTATAAAAAGGCGATTGAGAAAGGTCTATCTACCTCAGAACTTAACCATCCCGAATCTTCTTTAATTGACTTGGATAGAGTGTCCCATATTATCACAGAAGTATGGTGGGATAAAAACATCTTAATGGGTAAACTTAAATTGTTAACATCGCCAGGATTTCATGAACGAGGCATTGTTTCAACTAAAGGAGACCAAGCAGCTAATTTGATGAGACAAGGTGTTACAATGGGAGTTTCTTCAAGAGGGGTTGGTTCTTTAAAAAAAGTTGGAGAAAGAAATGAAGTTCAAGATGATTTTGAGTTAATTTGTTTTGACTTGGTATCATCTCCGTCAACACCAGGAGCGTATTTATTTACCAATCCAAACGATAGAAATAAATATGAAGAGAATTTAGAAGAAGAAAAAAAATATAAATCGGTTGAAAATTCAGAATTTCAAACTAAAGGAGTTGACTTAATGAGAAAATTAACCGATTATTTGGGAAAATAATAAATTATGGACGAAAAATATTTTGTAGCAAAAATTCAGTACGATTTACTTGATGATAATACTGGAAAAATTAAAAAAATTAGAGAAGAGAAACTTGTTAAAGGATTCTCAGTAACCGATGTGGAAGCTAAAGTCACAGAAAAGTATCAAGGATTTACAAATGATTGGAGAATTACTTCAGTATCGGAAAGTAAAATTGATGAGGTAATTGAATAATATCTCAATAAAAATTTAACAAAAAAAAGTGGTTTATCGACCGCTTTTTTTTATGCTTCAAAAGTTTTATATAAAATAAAAAAAAATGTAATACCATAAAATTGAATTTTTTATAATTTGACACTATTTATATTGTAAAAATAACAGATTTAAATGAAAGAAAACAAATCTTTAGTTCAAGAGGCTCTTATTCAAATGAAACAAGTTGAAGAAGCTATAGCCGAAAATGCAAAAGGAATACTTGCTTCAACTATGAAGAAAGAAATCAACCAATTAGTAAAAGAATCTCTTTCTGAACAAGAAGAAGAAGATGAGATTGATTTAGATACTGACGCGAATGCTGACGTTGATAATGATGATATTGATATGGACTCTGATGTAGAAGACATTGACTCTGATGAAGAGGATATGGATTATGACGAAGAAGATATGTACTCTGATGAAGAGGATATGGACATGGATATGGATTCAGATGAAAGTCCAATAGATTTAACTGACGCTTCTGACGAAGAAATTTTAAAAGTATTCAAAGCTATGGGTGAAGATGACGGTATTATCGTAAAAAAAGATGGTGAGAACGTTTATTTATCCGATGATGATGCTAATGTAGAATATCTTGTGAAACTTGGTGAATCTTATAAAGACAAAAAAAACAATTATAGTATGCGTGATGAACAAGACGAATCAGTAGATGATGTTATTAATGCTATTTTCTCTGACTCTGGTGATGTAAGTGATGTTGATAGTGATGATTTAGACGGAGAAGAAACTCTTTATGAAATTGAGATGGGTGAACCAGAAAAAGTTGAAACTATTTATGAACTTCAATTGGATGACGACAACTTAATACCAATCGACGAACAAGATGACGAAGACGAAGACGGATTCAACGAATTTAACATGGACGAACAAGATGACGAAGACGAAGACGGATTCAACGAATTTAACATAGACGAACAAGATGACGAAGACGGATTCAACGAATTTAACATGGACGAACAAGATGACGAAGACGGAGACAACGGATACTACAATGAAACTTATAAACCTAAAGGTGTTGGAATAGGATTAGGTCCTAAATTTTCTTATAAAAATAAGACTAATGGCGGATTTAATGAAAAAAGAAAACAAGGTCCTAAATCAGTTGGTACTGGTAAACCTAAGTTTGAATACAAGAAAGGTGAAAATATGGAGGGAGTTAAATCCAAAGTTGTTAAAGCAGAAACTAAAGAAGGTCAAGGATACAAAGACAAAGAAGATGAAAGATTGTCAATGAAGCATGGTAAAATTGCATCAAAAGACATTAAGACTACTAAAGGTCGTAGAGATGACGCAGGTTTTGAAAAAACTGAAACTAAAGAAGCTGCTAGAACATATGGAATGGGTTCCAAAGAAGGTAGAGGATTGAGAAAAGGTATCACTAATAATAGAAATTATGTTTATAGTAATAGTGGTGTTAAAACAGAATCTACTCAAGAAGAAGTTAGAATGTTGAGAGGAAAAAATGAGGAGTATAGAAAAGCATTAAATGTTTTTAGAGAAAAACTTAACGAAGTTGCAATCTTTAATTCAAATTTGGCTTATGCTACAAGATTGTTTACAGAACATTCAACAACTAAAAAAGAAAAAATAAACATCCTTAGAAGATTTGACGATGTTGAAACCTTAAAAGAATCTAAAAATCTTTATAGGTCTCTTAAAGACGAATTAACTTCGACGGATACAAAATCAATTAATGAATCGGTAACAACAAAATTAAACAAATCAGTTTCTACAGGTTCATCAACAACCCTAATTGAATCAAAAACTTATGAAAATCCTCAATTCTTAAGAATGAAGGACTTAATGGGTAAATTAGGTTAAACAATAAAAATAAACTTAAAAAAAAAATACTAAAAAAATGGGAGCATTATTAGAATCAGGTCTTGTTGGTAACATTGGGTTAAAACACCTTAAAGTTATCAAAGAAGACACAATCAACAAATGGGACAAATTAGGATTCTTAGAGGGTCTTAAAGGTCACATGAGAGAAAACGTAGCACAATTATACGAAAACCAAGCATCATTCTTAATCAATGAAGCATCATCTACATCTGATACAGGTGCATTTGAAACAGTGGTTTTTCCAATTGTTAGACGTGTATTCTCTAAATTATTAGCGAATGACATCGTTTCAGTACAAGCAATGAACTTACCAATCGGTAAATTATTCTACTTTGTACCTAACATTCAGGCTTACCAACCAGGTACTTCTGAGCACTACGCACCTTATGGTTCACCAAACGAAGCTGTGGGTCAAACACCAAACAGCGGTTATGACTATAACAATACTAAAGACCTTTACGATAGATTCTACGAAGGTAACGAACCAGCGTTAGACCCTCCAGGGTTATTTGACTATTCTAAAGGACAATTTTCCGCAATCACTGCTGATGTTGCTACTGTTGCTTGGTCAGGTGATGCATTAGTTAGTACGGGTTATACTACATCTGATTACAGAAAAGTATTGATAGTTTTGTCAGGTTTTGCAACTGATGGAGCTGGTAAATTAATCGGACCTGATGGTCAACCAATGGATAATGAATCTTTCTTATCTGATTTGACTATCTATGGTGCTGCTGGAAACCCAACAACTGCTGCTAACACAACTAACCCTTACTTATTCAGAGTTGTAACTCAAAGATATGGTAAAGGTATTGTTCAGTATGGTAACAACAACGATACATTAACTTTCCCTGGTAGTAAAACAGGTGGTGGTCAATATGACAATCTGTGTGATACTGAAGGTAAAATCTATTTAGAAGTTGATTTACAGGTACCAGTATGTATTACTTGTGGTGGTTCTATGGACGGTTACACAGGTTCAACATTCTCTTCTACTACAGCTAATAACAATGCGTTTACCGCTACTTATAGAATATATAAGAATTTAGAATTTGAAGATAAAATTGGTGAAGTATCTTTTGACCTTATGTCAGTTACAGTTTCTGTAACAGAAAGAAAATTAAGAGCTCAATGGTCTCCAGAAATGGCACAAGACGTTGCGGCGTTCCACAACATTGATGCTGAAGCTGAATTAACGGCTTTATTATCTGAACAAGTTGCGGCTGAAATCGACCGTGAAATCTTAAGAGATTTACGTAAAGGTGCGGCTTGGAACTTACGTTGGGATTACAATGGTTGGAAACGTCTAGGTTCAAGTGCAGTTCCTTACACTCAAAAAGACTGGAATCAAACATTGATTACAGCTATCAACCAAATTTCGGCTCAAATCCACAAATCTACCTTAAGAGGTGGAGCTAACTGGATTGTTGTTTCTTCTGAAATCAGTGCTATATTTGATGACTTGGAATACTTCCACGTATCAAACGCAGCTCCTGAGCAAGACCAATACAACATGGGTATTGAAAGAGTTGGTACATTAGCGGGTCGTTACCAAGTTTACCGTGACCCTTACTTCCCAGCTAACCAAGTGTTAATGGGACACAAAGGAACATCATTGTTAGACACAGGTTATATTTACGCACCTTATGTACCTCTACAATTAACACCTACAATGTATAATCCGTTCAACTTTACTCCGATTAAAGGAATAATGACAAGATACGCGAAGAAAATTGTAAATAATCGTTTTTACGGAAGAATTACCGTAGATGGCGTTCGTACATTTGATTTAAGAGAATTGAGATAATCAAAATCTTAAAGAATAATTAAAGGGACAAGTAATTGTCCCTTTTTTTTTTTATTTAAATATTCTAAGTGATTTTGACACAATTTCAGATTCGGTTAATGAATATATGCCATGTTTATACGCCATTTGAATAGATTTAATTAACATAAACTTTGCTTGTTCTTCTGTTAAATTATCAATTAAATGTTCAATATCTTCAGGTTTGTATATTGCAACATCATCAAATAAGAAGATATAAGGTTGTTTTTCTGCCTCCATAATATATTTATTGTAAGTATATGAAAATAAATCGAATTAGTGAAGCCACAGGTTCAGGAAACGCCGGAACTTTTAAAGTACCAATTGTTCTTGCCCCACAAGATTGGAAGGATAAACAATTGGCACCATTTAATAACCCTGTTTATCATTATACTAATGCGGAGTTGGCGTATGAAGAATCTGATGGTGATTTTAAAGAAACTCCTGAACAAAGAAAAAAAATAGAAAATAAAACAGAATTACTTTCCAGAATCGATACATACTTAAAAAATTTTTACACAGGACAAAATGATGAGGATGGTGGTAACATTGGCGATGTTAAAAATCCTGAAAAAATTATACAAAGGGCTATTGGCACACTTAAAGAAGATTTGGCGGTTTGGTTTGGAACAAAGAAAAAACCAAAAGGTAGTAATCAACCAAAAGGTCCTTGGGTTAACATTTGTAGTAAAGTTGACGGTAAACATCCTCCATGTGGACGACAAGATACGTCTAAAGGGTCTTACCCTAAATGTAGAGCGGCCGGAGTTGCAGGTAAAATGAGTGATTCACAAAAACGAAGTGCATGTCAACAAAAAAGAACCGCTGAGAAAAAAGACACTCAAACAGGTAAAGGTCAAAAACCTGTAATGACATCATATAAACCAAAAAATGAATCAATGAAAAAGATAATAAGATTAACTGAAAATGATTTAATTAGAATTATTAAAAAAGTTATTACAGAACAATAGGTTTTTGTTATATTTTTTCTAAAATTTTTTTAATAGAATATTTGATATTAGAAGTAATTTCTTTTTCAAACTTATTACGTCTCGACTCAACTTCTGAGTCAAATAAAGTAACTACAGAATTCCACGATTTATCTCCTAATATTACAGTATATGAATAAACGTGGTTGATTATTTTTACACTATAATTTTCTAAAATTACAAAAATTTGGTCTTCTTCGTTTTTAATATAACGTTTGTTTGAGATTGGAGTTAACAATAAAACAGTTTCATTTTTTTTTATTAATTTTTCACAAATAGAAACACAATCTTTTTCGTATGTAGTAATTTTTGGAGTTGAAGACCGATATACTTTAATATATTGTTTTTGGATTAATCGTTTTAATTTGTGAATAATTTGTTTCATAATCTTATATTAGTATTTATTTACAAATATAATAATATTATTTAAATAAAAAAATTAATTGTAAAAATTTTTCCCAAGTTTCTAAATCATTTTCATTTCTGCCAATATTTGCAGAGTAACAACATAATACTACATTATCCTTAGTATATCCTTTATGTCTATCTAATCTGTCTAATGATGGTTGTTGGGGGTGTTTATGTTTATTAGACGGTATTAAAGGTATTTTAAACCAATAACATAAACCATTTTGTTTTTCTAACATTTCATTAATATCGTTGATTGTTAAAGTATGTTCTATTTTTCTATGTTTAGAATCGTGTAGTAATGTGTTTTGCCACAACCTAACTCTTCTTTCTTTTTGTTTTTGACCTTCTGTTTTTCTGTGTTCAGGATTAAGTCTTTTTTTTCTTTTATAATTTCTGGTAATTTCTAAAAGACATTCTTTACATCGGTGACCCCTTTGTGTAGTATAAAAATCATCAATTGATTTTATAGTTTTACATTTACTACATTTTTTTTGTGTTTCCATACATATAAATATATGGATAAACAATAAAAATTAAAAAAAAAGAATATATCATCCTTTTTTCCACTTACCCCCTTTTGAGTTGTATCTTTTAACCGCTGCTCCGTTACAATACGCACTTGGGCAAACGTCATATCTTTCTCTTGCCCACGACAAACACTGTTGCCATAATCTTGGATTTGTCGGTTTGTTTTTTTTCTTTTTTTCAGTAATTTCTTCCGACTCTTCATTCATTTCTTCAAAATCAACATATTGTGATTCTTTATCCATTTCATTTTTTAAGAAATCAAAAACTTGGTCAATATTTGTTTTGGCTTCAGAAATATGGTCATCAGCCCAATCATGTCCATT